CACGGGCGTTCGACGGAGTGTCTCTATGTAACCCAGCACAACTGAGCGGCCACGCAGTTAAGCGTTATTACGAACCTGGGCGAACCAAGTAAGGCGGGCCAGAAGGCTTGGGTGAGTTTCCTACGTCGGACGACACGACAAGGCCAGTCGTTTTTCTTTCCTGGGAGAGTCCGGGCGTGTTCCAGGCAAGCCGAGCAGTGGGACTCTGAGCACTAGGACTGTGCACAGAACTGCTCGGCAGGGCCTGCGGTCTTATCTCCTCCCCGACCCGCGCGCTGGCGGGGTCCAAGGGGGCCTTTTCCTCCAGCGAGATGTCCGTCTGGTCGCCCACCACGTAGGGGGGGACGCCCAGAAAGAAGCCGAATTGTGTATCATCGGCTGCGGAACGGTATATGGCGGGCATGGCCGAATAGGCCGAGAACTTACCCGCGATATAAAGGAGGGATCTTGCAGAGTATTGGTCAACCGGTTCTGCGACGCCGGTTCCCGCTCTCCATGTCGACACGCGATTCAAGCGACATTGGTTTTGGCTGTATTGGGGCACGTACACAGACAACATTGCAGTGTTGTTGTAGACGCGCCTAGCAGCGGTCATCGAACCTGGAGCGGACGTGCCGGCCTTGATGGGCGCGGTAGTCAGGTTCGTGTTGGGTTGGACCCACATGGTTTCCGGGATTACAGGTGTAGCCTGTTGGGTGCAGGTGATGGTGACTCCCCCGCGACTGAACGCATAAAGAGGGGCGAATTGGGCCCAATAGTCACCAAACCATTCCCCGGTCCCGGGACCGGTTCCGTCGGTAGTGACGCCGATGGTGAAGGGTCTGAGCTGATAGAACTGGGCAGCGGTGACCTCCTGGAAGTTGATCTCCTGGGGGACCATGAGCAGCTGCTTAAGGCTCAGAATTCTCTCACCGACGCACACTTCGGCGTACTCGGTTCCCTGTGGGGTGGTGGACGTATTGCCCACCGTGACATGCACGGACTTGCGTTGAAACTTGCTGTTCATCTTGTTGCGGATAAGGGGCAGCTCGTCATCCACGCCGGTCGAGACGATTCCTCCGTTGTTGACGCGAGGGAATGCGTACTCAAAGTCCTCATCAGCGCTTACGTAGACCAAGCAGTTGATGTTGTTAGCAACAGTGCTGTCACCAGTCAGCTCGTTCATCACATAGATCACCACCAATCCGTATTGCTTGTCGATGGTCTCGTAGTAGCGCTGGCTGGTGTACGGAAAGGTGAAGGTCCACTCAGTCCCGGTCGAAATGTCCACCACCTCCTGAGGAGCGTAGGCCACGTTAACGTAGCCAGGATCAGCGGTGATGTTCATCCCGGGATAGAACGCCACAACCATCCGACCTTGATGAATGTCGGTCTTGACCATCCGCAAAGTGAGGCGGATAGAACCATGGTACAAGTAAAAGAAGTTCGACAAGTATCCAAGGGGCCCCGCGAGAGTGGCAGCGGGTGGGCCAAGAACGGTGGTCTGGAAGTAGTTGGGCCTGAGGGGAATCGTGAGAAGAGCAGTGCCCGACGTGGTGGTCTGGTCCCAGTTAAACTGCGTTTGGTAGGTCTCACGCGAGAGCAAGTAGGCAAGGGACATCTCATCGACAGACGAACCAGCGAAGCCAGGCAGCACTTTCACACGGTTGCCGCTAAGCAAGCCGGCGTTGGTGCTGATCTGGACTCCGTCGCTGTTGGCCATGTACGGGTTCAGGTGATTGTAGGTGCGCACCTGAGGCTTATCATCGAGGGGCTTAGAGTACCCGAAGGCGCTCACAGCCCGAGAGGCGACAGCAGCAGCCCAACTGACAGGCATAGCGACGGCGGACAAACTTGGGATGAGGGACCCGGCACTTTTCGCCCCAGCACTCACGAAGTCGAGAGCGCGGGAGAGAGGGCCGCGGGCGGCAGCCTGAGACTCGGTCTCCGCACCCCGAGCACGGCGCGTTAGCTTCATCTTGTTCTTGATGATTGCGTCGGCGCGGTACTCAGAGGTAGGGAAGGGCGAGACATTATAGGTCGGGTTGAAAAGCTCAACGGTGGTGGGGTCCATGCACATCATGACAGTGTAGGAGCAAGAAGTGGACCCAGCAGCACCGGTCATCATACCGGACTCTACATCAAAGTAGACCACACCCCAGTCACCGGCTCCATTCGTGAGATCGTGGAACAGGTTGGGAGATATGAAAGGAATCTCCATCTCCATCTCTGAGGTGGTGTTGAGGAACAGCCGGAGCGTGGGCACTTGCGTCTGAGTGATCAAGTTGGCATTGCGTAGGTTAGTGAGCATCCCCCCAACGAGAGCTAGGGGGATATACCTCATCATGACCAGTCCTTGCTGGGACTTGTTGCCGTTGACGAGAATCTTGACGCGGAACGTGCCACGGATGCCTTGGTACCCTTCCAACTTACGCGCGACCTGAGTCACGGTAAAGAACTTGTCGGGGAGGGTATAGGCGTCAATGTTTCCGGAAGCGGCGGTCGTGATCGTGCCACTACTCACAGTCTGCCAACGCGAAAGGATGTCGAGAATATCTTGGTTGGGTAGGACAGTGGAAGCGGCGGCCGAAACTGGAGGAGCCTGAAAATTCGGCATCTCCGCAGTGACAGCGGAGCGAGCGGACACCAGGGACACAGTCGATTGGTCCTCGGTAGGTGCGACCGAGGTAGACTCTTTGATTGCTTGTGTTGTTTCAGTTACCGGTCCTTTGGCCTCATATGTCACATCCCGGTCGGTCTGTGACGAGGTCCCGGATTCCTGACCTTTGTCCCGCAAGGGGCCAGCGTCTGGATCGTAAGGGTAAATACCCCTCTGGGTCCCTAACTCCACCGGTTGGGTCCGGGGATTATCGGTGGAGCTATGATGATAGGCAAGGGGGGACAACCCCTGCCCGTCGGTGCGCCGCATGGGCTTCCCTAGGTTGTAAATCAGGGAACTGGCGCGCCGCAGGTTCTGAGAGCGACTGTATGGGTAGCTTTCTCCGTAGGCTTGGGCGTAGGCTTTGCACATCTTGGGGGCCCACTCGTCCCAGACCTCCGGAGGGTGGAAAGCGAGCTCGATCATCTGGTCATCGAAGGTCTTCTTCGCGACCTCGCTCGAGTCAATGCGTCGGGTAGTCCACTGAGGCGATTCAAGGATGGTGTCAAGAGTAAGCGGGGCCTCATAGCGACCGGTGTCGGAGTGGCGATAGAAGGTCCTCTTCAGGAAACTGCACTCGCCAATCGTCTTCCAGGCGGCGCCTAGCTCCTTCTTGTCACTCGAGGTGATCGTGTAACCGAGGAACTTGGCGTACTTGGCAATATATACAGGCGTGAAGAACTTGGGGGCGAGTTTAGAACGGCCCACGATGTTGTCATCACCATGGGTAAGAACGAAGATTTCGAATACGGCTGAAGCCCAGTCGTACCCGTCATCATGTTTGGGATCATGTGTGAGTTGTTGGTATTCAGCTATCTCTATCTCCTCTATGGGGGTATTGGGGTCTAGGGGACCCCACCTCGCATTGAGGTGTACGATGAAGTGACAGAGGCGCAGGGCAGCGCGTATCACGAGCATGATGCTGATACCGTTGATCATGGCGGTAAGAAAGTTGCCCGAGGGATTGCAGCCGAACCATTGATAGAGCCAGTTTTTGTAAACATGGTAAGAGTTGGCGAGCCACTCTGTAAGGAACTGGCGAATGAGACGGTCTCGGGCGCTGATGGCATTATCGTGGTTTTCATACCACTTGTTCGGAATGCTCATCGAGGCCTTAACCATCTGGGCTCGGTTGGAAGCATCCATGCGTTTGAGATCAGAATCCATGACTTCCGGGAAACTGTCAAACTTGTGGTACATCTTATCCCACTCACGAGAGTGAGGGTTAACGCCCACGGTGTTTCCGTTGTCGATGCGATTCTTCATCTGCCAAAGAGCAAAAGAGCCATAGTACATGCGGCAGACGATGAGCATGGCGAGGCTGGCCCCAGAGATCAGGCGCGTTTGAGCGGTGCGCACTTTCTCCAGGGGTCGGCGCTCGACTTTGAGGAAATCCATGAAAGGGGCTTCGGGCATCTCGCCACGGGCAAGTTGGTCGAGGCAGTGCTGGACGTCCTTTTGAAGGGACATCCAGTCAGGGTCATCGGGCTTGGGGCGGTCTTCGGAACCCATCCACTTGGTCTTGCCGGGTTTGCCGCCTGTCTCGAGACAGTACGGGTAGCCCGGGCTAGAACCTCGAGTGATAGCATTCCAGTCGGGTTCGAGCTCGTTCCCGAATACGGCCTCTTCCATCGAAAGAACACGGGCATCAACCTTGACAAGCGATGCAGCCTCCATGGCTGAGAGAAGGAAGGGGGCGGCCTGCCGAACGAGGTCGAAGCGGGAGTCAGGAAGGGGGTCGCGGGCGTAGTCTCCTAGAGCGATCTTCCAGGGGTCGTACGTAACCCCATCAGCTTGCTTCACCCGCATTGCGGCAGGCGCGGTCTTGCACGGGAAGTAGGGCTCCATGAACTTCTGCAGAGGCGAAGGTATGATATTGTTTCTGTCAGAAATCGATGGGGGGACCACGGTCTTGATGGGCATGAAACCGGAGTTGGGCATTCCGGTGGTGTTTGCGAACGAACCAACGGCAAGGCCCTTGGGCTGGATGTTATACTTCTTCACGGCCAGGTCATAGTCCTCCCGGGTGAAGGGAGAACCGAAACTGGTCATTCCACCCACTCCGCCCATGGTGAAGGCGAAGATGCGACCGTGAGCACTCTTGTGGACGACATACCAGGGGGTCCCACAATCACCATCGTCAGAGGGATGATCGCGGGAGATGAGATTCTTCCACATTTCGGTGTTTCCAGAGTGAGGGTCGCGTTCTCCGCGGCGGGTGATGCCGGTCTTTCCGTCCGCGATAGCATAAACAGTGGTCGTCTCGTCAGGGTCCTCCGCTTGGGAGGACTTTTCGCGGTAGGTGTAGACGGGCATCATGGTCAAGATCTTCACGTTATTGAGCTGAGCAAAATCCTTTTCGGTCAGGAAGTGCTCGCGTGTGACCTGGCGGGGCTGCAGGGAAGGCGTAGTGACCTCGAAGGTAAACAAGTCTCGATCCTTAAAGGACTCCGTGTCAGAATTGAAGAGGATATCTTTCACGGAAAACGGGATAAACTTGTCGCACATGGGGGACTTGAGGTAGAGAACGGCCTTGCATTGTGTGGTAGGACCCTCTTTAAGCTCGCGCTCGTACACGCGGGCAGTAGAGTACCACCAGTGCATACAAGAGATGGCAATACGGCCCTCTAAGAAGAAGACATGCATAATCGGGCCAGAGTCCTTGGGGTCAACGAACACGCCGTAAAGCGAGCCGTTGTAACCAGACTTGGCCATGTCGAAGGCGGTCTTGTCCATCTTGTTCTGAATGACTGGTTGCTCCTGCTCAGTTCGACGCATCACGGGTTTCTTGGGATCCTTGCGACGCATCTCACCAGAGTGGTGCTTGAAACTCGGATAAAAGTAGCTCTTGATGAGAGCCACGATGATGATAGCGTAGGCGGTGCAAGCGAGTCCCATAATCACGGCGGTGAAGAACTGAATGAGGGTGTTGAGGTCAGGGAAGTTAGCGCCGATCCACTGAATGAAGTGAACCGTGCGACCAACGACCCATCGAGTGTAGTGGGAGATGATGGAAGTGATGTCCTCAAACTTGAGGGGGTCATAAACGCTGAGGATCTCTCGCAGATTGAGGCGGGCGAAGCCTTCATCCGTGAGCACGCTGCGCTGTGTGACTGGGTCGAGATGGTGGTACATGTCGACAAGCGCGCGGCAGTAGAGCGACCGCTGACGGTCGTCCATCTGTGGGTCTCGAGCATCCATGAGCTGGAAGAAAGCGTAAAAAAGAGGGACATCAGTGGCCTCGTCCCATGGCTCCATGGTGGATGCAGCCAAAGTGGCTGTAGCAATGTTGTTTCCACAAAGACTCTTGACATGGAGGGGGACGGCGGACAGGAACTTGGAGAAGAGAGAGTGCTTGATCTGATGGGGTCGGAGAGGGGCCGTAGCGAAGACATAAGCATCTCCTACGCGGGCTTCCTCCCGAGCGTCGGGAACTCGTGACCTGCAAAACTGGCAGGGGCACTCATTCTCTCCGGGATTGGCCTGGAGGCGGCAAGAACGACACAGACACCCAGGGACGTTACGATGGTATTCCCTGTGCATAGCAACCTCTTCAGAAGTGGCGGTAAGTGGGAGCTTAAAGATCTGTTTCCATCTCAGCAGCTCCGCAGCGGGATACATCTGAACGCGCTTCATCTTGTTGCGAATCAACGCCTCAGGCTCATCCTCAGAATCACTTGGGATAAGTGGGGGCATCTCATCGAATTCAGGGAGGGGTATGGGTCCAATGGGGGTCTTATCTTTCGCATCCTTCCTGAGTTTTTCACGAGCGGCGTGACGTTGTTGCAAGAACTCCTCAATGTCAGACAGATCGTCAACCTCGATGTCAGCCAGAGGGGCAGGCTTGGACTCGAAGTCCTCGCCGAGTTCAGCAAGACGAGCCTTGATACGGTCGTGGAAACGGTCCATGACAGGTTTGACAAAGAGGGAGGCTTGATGGGCATGCTTGTCGTACTCGGTCTTGAGCTTCTCAACCAGGCCGTTGAAGTCGAAAGGGTTTCCGACCTCCTTGGCGTGGAGGTCATCCCAGAGTCGAAACTCGTAGATGTCGGTAGAAAGCTCGGTGGGGGCGCGGGCGTTGTCAAGGCGGCGATCTTGGTAGCGGACAGGAAGGGTGCCGTCATCACGGCGCACACAATATTGATCCTTGGGGTAGCAAATGAGATTAAAGTGTATGCGTCGGCGCACGGCTTCGGGGGTCTGAACAAAGCCATCAGTGTTGATCTTCTCGGCGTTCGAGTAAAGAATGACAAAGAGCGGATGGCAGTATACGTGACCCTTCTGCTCGAGGGCAGCACTGTGGACGGGATAGGGAAAGTTGGAGATGATTCGGATAAACTCCATGAACTCATTGTCCACGGCAACCACCTTCTGTTGGCCGAACTCATCGTACATGACGACAATCTGGCCGGTGTAGCCATCAAAGAATTTCTGCTCGTTGTTGCGAGGCCACACACAGCTGCCGATGTTCTCAGCAGCACGGCGAAGGGCGTCAGGGTTGTCCTTGTAGACGTGTAAGATCAGCTCCTGAATGAGAGGGAATGTGAGGGTAGATTTACCAACGCCCGGGGGTCCATAAACACGGACAGCGACGGGAACGATGCGGGGGCCGTTGATGGGCGTGCCCCTGGCCTCGAACATGGCGAGAACAGTCTGCAATGTCCGCAGACAGGCGATGATAACAGCGTAACTGTTCTTATCAGAGCGAACCTTGGCCTCACTAAGGAGGGTGAGACCTTGAGTCTGTAAGCGAACTATCTCATCGCGTTCAAGCGTGGTGAATTGGAGCTTGTGGGTCTGGGCAGCTTTGAAGTAGCGATTGCACTCCTTGGCCCAGGAGTCGACGTTGGCGCAGCCAGTAGAAAAAGCGGTAAGCTCTTTGAGTCCGATCCACTCGCCAATCTTATTGTAAAGCTTGCGGAGGCACTCCATGATGTATTCAATAGAGTCAACGGTGCCTTCGCGCAGGCGTTTGAAGCCTGACAGAGCATCGATGAAGCCCTTAAGGCGTTTGGAAGAGGGGGTAGTGGACACGACAGCAGAAGAAAGGACAATGGCCACAAAGCCACCCACGGAAGAAAAGACATCGTGGGCGCCTTTGTTGCGAATGATCTCCTCGTCAGAGTCGGGGCAAAGGAAGCGGCGCAAGGGGCCAAGGTACTCAGAAATGCGGGAAAACACCCCGTGTCTCCAGGCAAGAGCGCCGGCGACGCATAGAGCGACGCCGGCCTTGACCTTGTCAAACTCGTGGTAGCAATCGTAGATGAGCTTGATGAGCACCACGGCACCAGCGACGTCGATCGTAAAATTGGCAAACTTGCCGCTGAGAACAGACATGAAATCCTTAGTACTATTGATCGTATCAGCGGTAGTGGAGCGCAACTCACGAAGGGTAGAGGCGGTGCGATCGTCGATATAGGACTTGACGCCATCTAGGCGGTTGTCAAGAAAATCTTTGACGTCAGTCACAAGGCGGTCAGCATGATCCTCAACGCGACGAACAGTACTGTCGAGGGTCTGAGCAAAACTGTCGATCTTGGTGCCAAGATTGGCAGCGGTGCTGACTCCTTCTCTAAGATCAGAGAAGAAGCCGGGCCGTTCAGGCTCAGACGAAGGAGTGGAAGATTCTGACTCTTCCATTTCGACAGACTCAGTAGAGGCAACGTCGGTTGTAGAACGAAGAGGAAAAGCCCAGGAGCGCAGCATCTTGTTACGGATGAGCTCCTTGGCATCACGATCGAGACGACGCTGTTCAGACCGGAGATGTTGGACTCGACGGTTGATGGCGTCAGCACGCTTCCAGGCGGTGGTGGCCTTAATGGTACGATGGGCAGACTGGACGGTGGCGACTTCATCTTCATGGGCAAAAACAACTCCGTCCTGAGGAAACGGGACGGGCTGGTAGGTCGAAGTGTAAACATGCAAGCGACCAGGATTGTGGTGGGCGACTCGCGTGGCATTGAAGTCACGCTTGCCAACCTTAGCAACCTTCATAGCGAGGAAGAAGTCGTCGAGGCCTTGAGCGAGGTCTTCGGACGGTGGGCCGTCGCCTTTGGAGGCGCCGGAGCCCAAAAGCCCGATGTAGTCTTGGCCACAGCCGCAAACACG